ATCAGAAACGACGCCTGTGTCGAAGATCTGATATGTGAGGTCTTGACGTAATGAGTAGCACGCTAAGTTCCAGTCGCCGAGAACCGCGAGAGCTTCATCACGATCCCAGACACCCTTGCCGACAAAGTGTGACGGAGTATTGTAAATACCTGCCGGCACATCGCCTGTCATAGGTGTGAAGATTGGGTCACCGTTTGTGTTGCGGAGGTTGCGGAGCATAGAGCGCAGACGTTTTTGTGCTGCAATGCCTGTAACGTCATAATCGCTCTCTTCAAGAATCGCAATCGCTTCACCGACATCAGCAGCGATATCGATTCCTGTGCCTACTGCAACAACATTGTCTGCTGCAATAGCTGCGGGGATGATGCCTGCAGGCCATTCTGATGGAGCTTTTGGATTGCCGCCCATGAACACCTGACGGTCGAATACACGACCCATGGCTTCCTCGATAAGCGGACGTACTTCGCCCCAAATGTCATACTCTGCATCATCGATAACGGCTTGCGGTACCGGAACGATACAGGCAATCTCACCTGCAACAAGAACTTTCTTATCCCATGCAGCGTTTGTTGTGACTTTCATACCGGAATCGCCATTAACAAAGTCTGCTGTCGGGAGCATTGACAGCACCGGCTGTCTTTGGGTGTTGGATGTCATGTTGGGGAGCTTACGCAGTAACTGCATGGCTACTGATTGCTTGCGTACCCCTGTGATAATCTCTTTTGAGACATCTTCAGGTATTAAAACCTGTGCATTGGATCTGTTAATCATTTTAGCATCTGCCATTATTATTGGTCTCCTTTCAAAGCACCTCTTATTTGTGCGTTCATAAACGCATTTGTGTCTCCAGAAGAGGCAGTATTATTTTTGCCTTCTTCATTGTGTTTTCCTCCGGTAGACACCTGTGCAGGCGTATCTGTACCCGAAGAATTGGATTCGTCTAATTTGCCGAACAGGTATGCATCAGACTCACGCAGAGTCTTTAATGCTGCCGCGACATCCTCTTTTTGATTTTTGCTTGTTTTGAGCTTATCGATTTCAAGTAATGCGGTGATTGCCTTCGGGTTTAATCCCTTTTCAGCCGAGATTGACGAATTGACTAATGCTTGAAAATCACGATCGGCGAGCTGGGTTGTAAACTCGGCTTCTTTTGTGGTCATTTCAGACCTTAGGTCTTCGATTTCCTTTTTCAAAGCTGCCGGGTCAACACCATCAAATTCACCGAGCTTTTTAGATATTTCTTCAAGCTGTGTCTTTAAGCTATCCCGTTCTGTTGTGAGTGCTTCGTTGTCCGCTTTCTGCTTTTCGGTCGATTTGCCATGCTCAACTATGATTTTTTCCACGGTTTCCTTGTCGAGCAGACCGCCCTTTTTGTCAATAACCAATGTTTCTAAGAATTTGCGTTCCATACCTGTCCTCCCAAGACTCCGCTACGCTTTTTTACGAGGTCGCGCCTCGTGCGGTTAGATGCCTTACGCCGCATCTGTGGCGAATTTTTGTATCAAAAAAAGCACCACCTCGAAAGGTAGTGCTTAATTGAACTGTGGTTATATGGGTATTATGTTGATTTTACGCTAAGTGGCTCTGCTATAAGTAAGTCCTCGATTTCCATGTTGGTTTTAACGTAAACCGAACCGGTAAAGACATTGTAATATACCTCAATAACGCCTTCCGGATAGACAATCTGAGTTATTTCGGAGCTGTCAATGTCCTGAGTGCGAATAGCATCGATATAGTTGGGCTTACGTTCCATGATAGCCTTAATCTGTGCAACGTAGACCTCGGGATCTGCTTTTTTTGCTATTGTAAAGTCTTTCATCTTGGCTCCAGTGCAAAGTGTATGTTAACTCCCGCGTTTGGTTTAGGTGCAGTTAATATAATATCTTCCAAGGCTTCAATCCGGGTAATTCCTTTGCGTTGCATTTTATCAAGAATTGTTTGTTCAAATGTCTGAATCGGGTACCTGGAATCTAAAAATGCTCTTTTTTGTTGATCAGCCATTAAATTGCGTGACTGAACGCAGAAATCATTTCTTAATGTGTGTGCCTGAAGAGCACGGGCTTCTAACGGCAGCGAGGAGTTAATTTGCCCGGGTATTGTCGTTAGCTTTGCATCATACCATTGTCGCGCTGCGAGGTCACTTACTCTCATATCCTTAACTTGATCATAAGGCATAGTTGAAAAATGTTCTCGGCCTCTCGCATCCAAGGTAATTATACCACTTGCCGGAGTGTTTTGCAAGTTTTGTACTCCACCACGTTCACGGAAATAATCACGCCTTAAACCCGTCTGTTCAATGAAGTCACGCTGTACTGATTGCCAATGTGCAAGCCTCGCACGTGCAGCCGAACTGTCGAGACCTGCCGCATCGTAAGCGGAGGCTTCACGCTTCCACCGGCGGATTTGCCGTTCAATGTAGCGCTGCCGTTGTGTCGCATCGTACAGGTTCATGGTCTCGCCGTTGTACGTTACCATTTTATCGTTATAAGCGCGAAGTTCATCGGCAGTATAAGCAGGCTCAGACAGACCTTCAAAGAAGGGGAAAAAGCTATGACGGCAATTTATGCCACAAAGTCCCGTTGCTGTACCGTATTCGGTTTCTATAAAGAAGTCCGGGAATACAGGATGCGTTCCGCTTATCGAGAACACCTTTCCTTGCCAAACCATGTGTGTCGGTCTTGCATCAGGATGTGCCGAGGTTTCGACAAGGTCGGTACCCAGCATTGCAATATTCGATAACTGGAGTTCCGCTGCCGTCTGATTAATGCCGGTCATTAATGCGCGTCTGAACGCAACATCAATCTTATCCATACGCATAATCGGCATACCAAATTCGTCATAACGTCCGGAAAAGTATTCAATTGAGTTTATCCCGTGCCTCGAGAGAGATTGTATCCCATGCCGCATTGCCTGTTCGTAAGAGTACCTTCCTGATGCCACAAGCTGATGTGCAAGGTCTAAAGCCTGCCCGAATTGACGGTTGGCGTTAAAGGCTGTGGTCTGTGTAAGGTTTTGGAACTCGCCGAGCGTTTTGACCACGCCGGCACGGACTATCTGCTGCATAACCTCGCTTTCAGCAAGGGGAGTGGGATTATAACCGGCGGCTCTGTAAACCCTGTTGTCGAAGTCGAGAGTGCGTGTAGCAGCCTCGTCAAACAGTTCTATTATCCGTTGTTCGCTTATAGAAAACGCCCGTGACAGTTCTTCCATGATTGCCTGCCGGGCATTATGTGTTATTTCATATCGCAATGTCTGCCAGTTAACACTACCTTCCAACTCGCCGAGCCGTCCGATGCGCCGTGCCATTTCATTAAGGATACGCTCCTCGGCTTCAGCCATCAATCGCACGATAGCCTCTCCGGCATCTTCGATTTGTCGGTAGGTAAGCATTATTATTCATCCTCTCCGGTCGGGAATAAAGTCGTGCCGTAAGTCGGTCCTTGAACCTGCAGTTTTGCTTTTGCAGTTTCTTCATCCTCGTTGTACCACTTTTTTCGGTACTCGTACTTTTGCATGAGTCCGGCAGCAACGTCCTCCCGATCGTCTTTCCGTTTTTCCTCGTCACTGATGATATAGCCGTCAGAAAACTCAACAGAGATATTCGCCTCGGGATTAACATCAGCACCGAGAAACTCCTTGCCGACCCATAAAATGACCCTGATTAAGTCCTGCAGCACTTTTTCGATGATGATACCGTGCTTTGAAGCGTTTTGTTTCAGTTCCTGCTTTTCGCCAACATACTGAGTAGCTGTAACAACACCACCGCCACGGGAATCCGCGCTGAAACGATAATGCTTTGTACCCAGTCCACATTTAAACGAAAGGTAATCCATCTGCGCTTGTATACCATCCACGTTTTCTTTAACGCGGAGCAAAGGATTGAACTCATGAACCATTTTCTTGTCGTCCGTCCACTCGTCACCGATGCTTACGAAGAGTTGTTGCATCATGTCATCAGGAGCGATATAAATCGGAGACCCGTCAGCAGTTACTCCGCTTTGCTTTGTCAGCTCACGGTTATAAAATACTTTCTTACCGCCGAGCTTGAAGTCGCGGCAGAAGTTATTGTATGCAAGGTCAATGCCCATTAGATTATCGATTGCTTGTGAAAATACCGAACACCCGAGTCCGAGATTGTTTTTGTAAGGATTCACTATATTCGGACGGATGATGTAAAAGAACGGATGCTCCGAGCCTGTTTTGAATATCGGTGCGATGCCTTCCGGCAGAGGCTCTAATTCGAGCTTGCTTTTAGATACCTTGTAATACCGGTTTTCAATGACATACTTTCCGTTCTCGAGCGTGTGTATCTCGAGGTAAACGTATTGTTTGCCTCGCACCGTGCTTTCAGAAACAAATGCGGCTTCCGTTATCCGCTTGTAACGCCTTGTAAGTGGAATAATGCAAAATGCCGGGAGATACTCCATCCTTATTTCTGCATCCGGCGATTTTGTTATCTTGCCGTCTTCGGTTACACCGAGATTATCGAGTTTAAGCACAAAGGCACCGGAGCCGCTATAAAAAGCCTTTTCAACGAGCGAATTTGCCTCTTCCCAAAACTCAATATCACCAAATACACCACCGGTGCTGTCTTCGCCTTGAATATACTGTGACGATTTTTCGCAATCGATTGTAATCTTAGTTTTTTCGTTAAGCAAGACAGATGCCCAATCCTCGCAGACCTTTTTCGCCATTTTCATGGTATACAGTTTCCGGTTTTTATGTGTGCCGTTCTCTTGAAGTTCCCGGTATTCATGAAAAGCCTTACTATATCCTTCCCACCACTCCTGCCATTTTGTGATATTGACGTAGTAATCGGCGGGAATATTAGCTTTGAGGTCTTCATTCAGAATGTCGATGATCAGTTTAATATTCATGCTTATCCTTCTTTCCTTACCGGGCATAGTTTTGAGGAGAGCCTGGCAATTCAGACCCTCCTCTTAGTTTGTGAAAAATACCGCTCTCGGCGGTTATGCTTTCGTGTAGCGTATCCATATATCATATGAGGAAGCGGTTCTTGCAGCGACACAAATTGTTTGAAGCAGCAAGAAGCCATTAGCATTATAAAGTCCTGCAAACGTATTCGGTGGAGTGGATGCAACAGGCCCATCAAATATCGCTGTTGGAAACGCAAAACCCGTATTGCCAGATTTCCATTGTCCGCCTTGTCCGATTATTGTTGTTGTGCTCGATAGCGCCTGCAATGTATTTTGAACCCTCGTATTTGCTGCCGCTGTTATCGTTCCTGTAAACCGTCTGCCAAACGAACCATCAGAAAATGTATACTCTTTTCCAACTTCCCATAAATGCGGACTATCTTTAAGAACATCGTCTGTAGCTTCTTTTGCTAGTCCAAATGTTTTCTTGGCTACACGCCAGTACCAGTTTTCAGTGATACTACTCCATTCTGACCCTGCCGATATTGCCAATGCCGGTGTAGTGTGTGCCGGTTGTGGTGCAAACCTAAATCTGCCGTAAGTTAAACTTATGACATTGGTGTTCGATATGTGCAAGCCTATCCCTTGATATCGTCCCGCAAGGGCTACCAAAGGCGTTATAAAAGCACCCGCAGAACCAATCCCGCCGATACCAAGTTCTATCGGTCGCCATAATGTTCTGTTGGCAGATATTTCAATGGTTAATATATCTGTGTTCGGGTTATATGGTGTCTCAAAGCGTAAGGCTTTACGGATATATGTCTCGGTTGGGTTTAATCTTAAACCCAATGAGCCATTTTCCCGATTGACCGCTTGTGCAGTAGTCAAATCCTCGTTAATGGTAGTGTTATCATTGGACGCATATTCAACCTTTGTTATAAAGCCTGTAGCAAACCGTCCGACATATAAAGCATCGTTGCCGTCTTTTACAAATTCATTTACTCTATCCATTTGCTCACCCCTTTGTGTAGTACACTCTGATATTGTATGCGTTATACACAGTTGTTGTCCTCACATTGCTTGTCAATGTGTGTAATGCTAAATATGCCGAAGGATGACCATAAACTGTAGACTCCCTGCGTGCTGTTGTTTCTGCATAATTAGTAACTGTGGGATGCTTGGCATTTGTTCCGGGCATCCACCATCCCTCTAATTTTTCTACATTCCACTCTGTCGGAAACGGCATTAAGTTAATATTTGAAACGGCATCTGCCGCAGCAA